TCGTGACGCTCCCATTTCTTAGTAAAGCTATCCATACCCTCAAACGACACGGCTTCGCTTGTAGAACCCCAAGGTGTAATACGTTCTACAACCTTCGGCTTTGCATAAGCTAGTGGCCTCTTGCTAGGAAGCACACACCATAAATAACCACCGCGCTGTGTGTACCGTACACATCCAACTTCCTGTACCGTACCAGGTTTTTTAGTTGCATCAATCGCAGCGCGGTTAAGCTTGCTCCAGTATTGCACAATCTTTTGGTTAGTCTCACGATAAAGATTCACTACTACTTTGGCTTGTTCAAGCGTGGTAGGGATGCCGGCTTTGATGCATGAATCACTAAACTTTTGTGACCCCATGCCATATCCTAGACCTAGGATCGCCATTTTGCCAACTTGTCTTTGATCTTTATCAACTTGATCTGATGGTACAGAATAGATCTTCGAAGCCATGACTTTATATACATCACCATTGCTACGGAAAGTTTCAAGCAATAAACTTTCTCCAGCAAGCCAAGCCAGAACCCTTGCTTCAATCGCGGCAAAGTCTGCTGCAATTAAATTATGACCATCCTCGGCAATCAACATCGAGCGCAACATTCCTGAGATAACAGAAAGAACGGGCGCCTTAGCTTCGATTGCTTCGAAGTCTTTGCCGTATACCATTGGTATATACGTCTCGATGTCAGCTACGTCGCCACGTGGGAAGTTTTGGGGTTGCACCAACCTACCCGCCCAGCGACCTGTAGCAGCACCATGGTATAAAAGTAATCCACGAATGCGACCATCCTTACAGACAGCCTCAAGCATAGATTCAACTTTGGCTACTGAGGACTTCCCTCCGTCAGCTCTGATTGCCAACGCTTCGAGCGCCGCTCCACTTGCCAACGACTGCAAGCCTTTAATCTTGTCTTTCCCAAGACCATCCACTTCAAGCCCCTGTTCTTTGAGCCATTTCGTAAGTTGGGCGACACTAGAAACCTTCTGTACTTTGCCATTAGTGACGTCGTAAATGAGACGGTTAGCTTCAAGCGTCGCCTTCTCCGCAAGTTTTTTAGCCGCTTTCGCAAGCTTAACGTCGAGCTTAACGCCTCTGTCGTTGATGGTTTGGTCGAGGTTAAAAACTTTCTTCTCCGTATTTCCCAAGCGCCTAATCGCGCCAGCAATGGCAACTTCCGTACGGACATCCTGGAGGCAATATCTAACCAGCCTGTTAACCCGTTCCGGTATATCCCACCAAATTGGGGATCCATCATCCGAAAAGCTACGGGGACGTGCCATCCGTAACATGAGGTTTGATCCTTCCTTGTCCTTCTGCTCTTGGACTCCAAGAACTTTTGCCGACATTTCGAGAGACCCGGGTAACGCCATCGCCCTAGCTTCGGACGCAGTGCAGACCCACTGTCTAATGTTGGTCGGCGGCCAACCATAGCGCGGTACGAGTATTTCGTTCCAAATAATTCTTTCGAAGTTTGCGTTCCAAGCACGAAGATCTCCTACATTTTGTGTAATATATTCCACAAGATTTTGATCAAGCTCCATTCCTGGCTGCCAGATCTGTGGTTCATTGTCATCAAATGCGTACGCCATACACCACACATCAGTGGTCTTATCCTGCGCGTACTTATATACTCCAGTACGTCGAAGATCGACAGTACTGCGAGTTTCAAAATCGATTGAAACTGTCATATATACCTTAGAAGGTGGGGNCTACTAGCGTCTTTTTAGTCTGAAATCTCTAAGAGCCATAGAGCTGAATAGTGTCATCGTTCGCCCCCGTAAAACTTAAATCAGATCGTCAAGATCTGCCGGTTTTGCTGAGAGGTCGGCTTCGAACTCATCTTCTGCACGTTTACGGCCATCTAAACGATCGCCATCAGCAAGCTTTTGTAGATTGCCGAGTGAGAATGCAACACCTTTATTACCTGATACGTCATAAGCATAAGCACGTAAACTAGCACGCACGCGACAACCTGCATAAACTTGATCAGGACTGTCAATAGCGGTCGGTTTACCATCTTGGCCTGGGTATGTAGATACAATCCCTGGCTTTGATTTGTTCTTCACGTTCATGAAGATTGAACCTGCTGGATAACCCTTGTCTTCCGCATCATTGCGAAAAGGCATCTTGAGCTTGCCATCACGAATCAAACCTTCAGCTTTATTGCCAAACTTTTCAGTGGCAGCAGCTAACGCGGCTTTCTTCAATTCGCTTAAGTCAGTACCTTTTTCAAATACTAAAGCGCAAGAATAGACTGGCTCTGTAGCACCTGGTGGTAGGTTTGGCTCAAACAAATGAGGATAGGAAAGAACTGCTTGTGGGGAAATAACTTTAGTCATCGTAGACTCCTTATTCAACGTCAATACTCGGAAGAGCCGAGAACTCATCTGCTGCCACGTTAGTGATAGCAGTTCGTAGGTCGCTGGCGGGTGCCAGAGTGTACCCACTACTTACCGCAGAATATAAATCCTTTGGTAAATCCTTTTTGCCTACAACTTTTTCTAAAGCTGCTGGCGATTTCATTTTGTAATCGTACAATTCTTCTTTATCAAGACCAATCTTTTCAGCCCATTCGATTACTTCAGTTGTGCTATTCCAAGAACGCAATGCACGTTTCTGTACTAACTTCCAACCAGTAATATTCTTACCAGATTCGAGTTCTGATTGCACATGAACTCGAATACTACGAACCCAATCTTCGATCAAATCAGCACGCTCAAGAATGTAGCTAACTTGCTCGGCAGATAAGAGTCGCGGATCCACTAATGGAGCAGAGTCAGCAAATTCTAATTTTGCGATATCCTTAGTCTCTTGATGTAAAGCAGGACAACGCGGTTGAGCGGGACAGAATCTGCAATGCTTACCAGCGTGTAAATCTGCTTGGGGTTTCATTGTTTCTTTAGCAGCAATAATTAAATCAGCAGCAAACTTCAAAATATCTTGACGTGTGCAAGACCATTTACGAATCGGACCATCTCTGTGTGGAGCACGAGGTTGAATAATAACCATCTCAATCTCTTCAACTTTTTTTGATTTACCTAATTCAAGCATCGCACCTAAAGCGTAATACATTAATTGAGAATTATCATCCACATCAACTGCAACACCAGCTCCGTGCTTATAGTCGGCAACAATCAATTTAAACTCGAGTGGTACATAACAAGTGCAATCCGAAGTCCCAAACATTGGGGCTGGAGGATTGAGCTTAGATAGATCAAATTTATGTTCGAGTCGCAACTCATTGTCGAGAATATCTAAACTTTTTAAGTAGTCAACGTAAACGACAACTGCTTCAACCATATCAGTTGAAACTTCTACTTCTTCGATTATTTCACCAAGCCAGTTAGACGGATGTAACTTGGCTGCAAAAGCAATCTCACCAAGTTTATGCGCCGCAGTTCCTTCTTTAGAAAAGAAAGTGTCTTTACGCGGTACATCTTTTGATAGTGCTACCGAGCCAGGACAGGCCATCCAACGATAAGATGACGATGCTCCGAGATGTGAGTGAATCATACTTCCTCCATAAGTTCTAAAATCATTTGGCTTTTACGTGCCAATACTTTTGTAACTGCTTCGTCTATGGATTTTGCCAAGCCGAGCATTCTAACAAATACTGGAGATTTCTGACCAATGCGATGACAGCGTTTAGCTGCCTGAGCGTTATCTGCCGGAGTCCAAGATTGTTCCACAAACATTACTTGCGAAGCTGCGTGCAAAGTAATCGCTGTCGAGCAAGCCTGTAGCTGGCCGATAAAAACGCGAACCGAGGGGTCCGCTTGGAAGGTGTCAATTGCTTTTTGTCTCATTGTATTCGTCGTAGATCCTGAGATTGATACTACTCCATATTTTTCTAGGTTTGCAATTAGGGTTTTCCCTACTTCGGTATGTTGGTAAAACACAACGATTTTGCTATAAGCACCACTGTCTATTTCATCCGCAATCATACGTCCGGCGAGCTTTGCCTTAGCAACGCCAGTAGCACGCCTTAAAGAAGCCATTGCCACCATCATGCTCTCTAGATCTGTTTCTTCAGTTAACGAAGCCATCAGCGCCATTACAGCAGGTTCATGCTCCATCTTAGCAATGTCGTCCATCACATCTATTGGCTCGACGGGAACCATATGCCAGCTAATAGGTGGCAAATCTAACAAGACATCTTCCGCTTTACGGCGTAAAAGAATCTGCTTGAGAATGCTTCTCAATTCGTCTTTGTTTTTATTACCGAGAATCTTTGGTCCAAATGGAGTATCTTGTAAGACGCAATATCTTTGCAAGAAACTTATGTAGTTCAATGGACTATCCCCAATAGTGATTAGCTCAGGCCATAGGGCGCGAAGATGAGGCCAGAGTTCGCCAGCATCATTAGGGCATGGCGTACCAGATAGAAGCCACACGTTCTTGGCTGCGGAAGCAATTCCTTTGCCGTAGCAATACTTACCATAGACAGCTAACGTACGCTTTGCCGTACGATTCTTAAGGTAATGAGCCTCGTCCAAAATAAGGACATCAGGTTCCATCTGTATAATTTTCTTCGAAATGTCTACACGTCGCGCTAACGTATCAAAAGATTCGATAAAAATATGCATATCATGTTTGCGCCACATCTCAAACTCTCTAGCCCAATTGATACGAGCCACGGCTGGGCAGATCACTACAATCTTCTTGTAACCCTTGACATTACACGCTTCGATAGCTTGGGCGGACTTACCCAGTCCCATGCCATCAGCTAGGAAAGCAAAACGCCGCTTCGAGAGGAAGTCGGCGCCTTCAATCTGGTAGGGCATTAGCTTCATCCGAGCATCGTAAAGCCGTAGGAAGCTATTAACGCAGCATCTGCACGACCATCATCCTTCTTACGTAAGAAATAATTGACATCTTTGCTAAAGATCTGTGAGGCGCGTGATCTAGCTCCGTCTTTACCGCCAACAACTCTCATGTGCTTCTGCCATTCTTGTGGGGTCACAAGTGTAACAGGAATANACAGACCAGCTAGGACNCCCTCCACCACACCTGCTGCGCGGCCAAAAGCAAACATTGACGATACGCCCTGACCTGGCATGGCGCCTACCTTTTCAAGTATTGCTGATTCAATTAATTGATCACGAAGAATTTCAGCTAGCATGGGAGCTGAAACTTGATTGACCATACGAGTTCCGCGTTTGATTTGCACTGATGGCATATCAAATATCTCAACTCTGCCAGGACTGGCTAAGTCAACTATGGCTAAGGCGCCAGACGCTCCAGGATCTATACCTAGTATTCTCATCGGTAATCTTCGTAAAATAGAACTTTTAGTGTAGCATATCCCAATGGCTAAAGCTGCTCAGTATAAATATCAAATCGATCCGGACGCAAACGCTCAACGCCGAGCCAATGTAAGTGCTCGCCGACGACGTATAAAAGATCAATTATTGGCTTATAAAGCAGGTGAAAGCTGTCATATGTGTCCCGAAAATGAACCAGTTTGCCTAGAATTTCACCATATTGATCCGCGCACTAAAGATCACCCCCCATCTGATTTAGCAAGGGTAAAAGGGTGGAGCTTTGAGAGAATCATTGCTCACTTAGAGACTACGTGTATTATATTGTGTGCCAATTGCCATCGAAAAATCCATAAACAATTACGTGAAAAACACCATAAACCTCCTGCTCGTAAGACCCGTCGGAAAGCCAAGACACTCTGATTGCTTTCTTGATTTGATGGAATTAGTACGCTATAGCCTTGAAGATTTAGGCTACAACGTAACTCAAAGTATTCATGCCTTCATGCCTTCATGCCGTAATATCGTCTTTGGCGCTCATCTTATGACCTCCGAAGAATGTGATTCTGCCCCAGATAATACGATCGTCTATCAGATGGAACAGTTGCCGATGTTCATGTCGGTAGCACTTGAGAGGCTCATGAGACGAGCTACTGTGTGGGAATATTCAGAAGCTAATTTCCCTTGGCTTGTTTCTCATAATATACAAAACGTAAAGTATGTACCTTTTGGGTATCACTATCGAATGAATAGAATCGAGCATAAAGACGATAAACCTTATGACTTTCTATTCTATGGTTCAGAGAATAAACGACGTAAGTTGGTAATGGCGGGCTGGTGGGAGCTTGGCAATAGAGTTAAGTTCGTCTCCAACGGGGCTATAGGCGATGAACGAGACGATTGGATAGCTGATTCTAAGATTGTTGTTTCGATGCATCAATTTCAAGATAAAGTAAAACCGATACATGAAATGGCTAGAGTCTACTATTTGATGTCAAATCGGGTCTGTGTGCTGTCTGAAGTTAATTCTGATACTCACATATACCCTTGGGTAAAAGAAGCGATTGTGACCGCTCCTTACGAAGACCTGATTACTGTTGGCCAACGCTTAGCTAAGGATGATAAAGGCCGTAAAGTGCTGGCCATGAACGCCTGGGAAGCTATTAAACAACATCCCATGAAAGCAATTATTCTAGCCGCATTATAAGGGAAAACCCCTAGACTGAGTATTCAAAAAACGATCTATACTTCTTCTCCGCAGTAAATTTATTAACCACTAAAAGAGGCGATTGTATGAATATTGATCAAAGTCAAGCCCTAGTTGAACTTGCAAGAAATGTAAAAGATGTGAATCTTTTAATTACTAACCAAGTTCTTACTAAAGAAAAAATTATGGAAGCATGGAAGACTATTTTAGAAGTCAGAGCCAATGCAAATTTGGTAAAGTCCTATGTTCTTGACCGAATGGAACAGGAAGAGATAGCAGCATAAGAAAAGCGCCTTTCGGCGCTTTTTTATTTCCTATTGATTTGCTTACCGGTTACTGGGTCATATACTCCAACATCCCCAGTTTGGCTAGTTAACGCATTTAACGCTGGGAAAGCATGAGTATACGGATTACCTGGATTAGCAAACAATAAACCTTTTACTAAATCCTTATGTAAAGCGTAATCAGTAACCGCACCACCCAATAGACCCGCCGCAGTCTGTAAAGTTGTTGATGGATTAATTAAGCCAAGCAAAGCGCCTACGGCCTTATTTTGATTACCAGTACGTGGAGTTTCAAAAGCGCTTACGCTGCGACGTGTAGCTTGAGCAATGTCGTTTACGTCTTGGATTTGATTAGATAAAGCCGTTGGGGTAGCCATTACTTTTTGAACCATTGGGTCTTGAAGATTCAAAGTATTTACAAAACGCATTGGGCTAACACCGGCTTTACTACGCTCGTCTAGACCAGCTCCTAAAGCGCGGTTTACTAATTCGGTTTGAGCTACTTCAGCAGAACCTGGGCCAGCACGATTCATTGCGATTTCGGCGGTATTAGGTTTGTTTGGTCTAAATAAGCGAGCCATAATGTTATCGCTGGCTATCGCTAATTCTTCTTGAGTAGCTTTTGGATCAACTACCTTTTTAAAGATAGCATTATTCTTATAAGGCACAACATTGCCCGAATAGAATTTATCAGCAACGCTATATGCTTTCGCGGCATCTGGATTAGTCTTGGCTAAATCTTCAGCCCAACCTCTAACGTCGGTACTTAGATTTTTGTAGAGTTGATCCAACTCTCCCGATATTGGTTTACCTTGACGAGCAGCAGCGCGAGCTTCCCCACCAATGAGCGTTCTAGCATCTCGCATTGCGCTATAAGGAATTGTTTGCAATTCACCAGCTTTTGCAGAAGATAAGATCTTTTTAACAGATTCTGGAACATCTGGTGACTCCAAATATTTAGGATATTCGGCTAAAAAGGCTTTAGCTTTAGCCGCAAAATTATCTACAGGAATAACATTAGAGCCAGGAACGTTAATCAAAGCAGTATTAACATCGTCATACAACTTAGTTGCAGTTGTACGATTGGCGTTATATTGACCACGTAATCCTTCAATCATTTGCGCGCCAGGCGCAGTTTCTGGTAAAGAAGCGTCTAAGCGGTTTAGCATGGCCTTAGTCTGAGCGGCTTGCTTTTGCATAAATGCATCACGGCCGGTACCGGGTAAATCTTGAGTAAAGTTTTCGATAACTGTAGCCGTACGATTGCCCAGATCACCAGCAGAAAGTTCAACACCTTCGGCTTTAGCCTTGGCATTAATGGCCATTGCTTTCTCACCTTCGGGAGTGTAATTACCGGCTTTGTAATTTCCATATCGCTGACCAAGAATATTGGCACCGATAGTTGTTAATAAGTTAGCAGCAATTGAAGTACCTGGACCAAACCCAAACTCAGATGCAGTTTGCCCCGCCCCGCCACCTAAAGCGCTAGATATTACTTGAGAAGCTGGACCTTCAGCCAATTGCTTGGCAACAGTAGAAGTAACCGGGGCGGTTGTTTTAGCAATTTGATTCGCTAATCCTACCGGAGCCATAGCGGAGAAACCTTGTTTAGTCATCTCGCCAATAACGCGTTCCGGTGCTGTTTGGGGTTTTGGTAAACCAATCATATCAGCCAGATTAGTCATAGATTGGCTAACATTATTAAATCTTTGTTTAGATCCTAAAGCTTCAGATCCTTTATTCATAGCATAGGCAAGGGGTGCCCCTACCAAATCGAGGATTTGTGGTAAGCCTTCTGCCGCATAACGAGCTGTTAAGCCTGTTTGACGAACAGCTTGATTAGCCAAATTTTCTAACATACCTGGGGCAGTACCACCTGCTGGCATTGGAGCTAAACCAGAAGGTTTAACTACTTTACCCTGAGCAATTAGATCAGCCTCATTAGGCATACCTGAGCTTTCGGATTTACCCGACGGAGCAGGAGATGGTTCGCCCGGAATATAAGCTTTTCCAGCCGGACTTATAACGGTACCTTTATCTAGAAGGTCTGCTTCTGTAATCTTTTCGGCCATAATTATTTACCTGAGACTGGAACTGGCTCACCACCATCACCAAACACATAATAGCGTTTGCCGTTTAATTCACGTACTTCAGCGTAGCGTTGTAGTGGCTTTTCTCGGAAAATTGACTGACCACCTTGAGATTTATTCCATGCATCATCAGCCGTAGCCAAGGTGCCAGTTGTACGCTTATGATTATCAATAAAATCGTAGTAAGCAGCAGTACGATCATTCTGAGCGCGTTTAGCAGCCAACAAGAACTTAGTTGCATCAGCATCACCCATACCACTAACAGATGCTTCCAATCGTTTAGCGTCAGATTCGGTTTGTGGACCTTTCTGAGCAATCTGATCTGACATAATAACGGCGGAAATAGTACCGTTAAGCGATGCCAGATTAGAGACATTTTGTTCTGCTTCTGGAGTAAGTAATCCAGCAGCTTTAGCATAACCAGCCAATTTACGAACAGTATCCGTAGTATTGATTTGGTTGATATTAGTATTATTAAGAGTGCTTTCTGCAATAGCCAATTGATTATTTGAAGTACGAGCAGATGACGCAGCCAATTTAGCTGGAGCCAATACATCTTTAACCAAATATTGACCGTATGCTTGGCCTTCAGATTTGCCTTGCTCACCTTGTGACAATACAGGAGCATTGCCTTTAGCGATATTTTGAATCATTTGGGAGCGAGTCATGGCAACTTGATTACCATTCTTATCTAATACGCCGCCAGTCGGGATNTCATANTTGGCTTTGGCTGATTCACGCGCATTTGCTCCAGCACCTTCAAGAGCTGCAACAGCCCCCGTAGCACCAGGAAGAACTGCGGTACGGAACCCGCCAGGAACTGATGGATCAGCAATCATAGTCTGATTCTTATCAACTTCTGGGATGTAACGATTTAGATTAGACGGATCGTTAAAGTTCAAAATATGACCACGAACATCTTTAAGATTTGGACCGAAGTTCTCTAATAGAGCTTTAATCTGTGTTTGATCCACAAATGCAGAACGAGGATCATTTCGTAAAGTTTGAGGATTGAATCTTCCTAAAGTATCTGGCCCAACAGGAATGTTGCCACCATTTGGCATTGGTCCTGCTTGTGGGACGTCTTTGACTACATCAAAAGCACCTAGCGTAACATCGTTTAAAAGACTTTCACGTCGTAGTTTACGCTGAGCTTCTTGCAATGCTGCACCATGACTCAAAGCATTGTAGCCTTGATTCTGAGCATTATTGTAAGCTGCGCCTACATCGCCAGATAACAAACCTGTAAGGAAAGTATTGCGAGCAGAATCCGCAGCAGCTTGCGCTTCTTTGGGACCTACTAAATCCAGAATATTCTGGGGAACAAACCAACTTGTAACTGGCTCTGCCATGATTTTTCCTTTTATCCGAAGAAGCTACCGATTCCCATAAGACCGGAACCAGAATTGCTCTTTTGATTACTTACGCTTGTACCAGTGCTTACGTTGCCAGAACCACCGGCAGGATTGATACCCAATGCTTGGTTGATAATGGCTTGCTGTTCAAGCGGTAGATTGCGAGTNGCATCCATGATCTGCTGTTGATAAGCTTGATCAGACAATCCAAGATTCATATTATTTTGACCAGCAGTATATCCCTGGGCTTGTTGGTTAGAACCAATTGTATTTAATTGATTAGCAGCATTTAANTAGCGATTCTGATCTGCGGAAGATTGACCTACTGCGTTTGTATACGCGTTGTTGTAGATATTTCCCAAAGTATTGCCGGCAGTAGTAAAGAAATTACGATTTGTTTCAGCCTGGGCCACGCCCTGGCGTGAACCACCATAGGCTCCTGCTGCGGTTGCATCTCCGCTTACACCATTCAAAGCTATTTGATTGGCGCGGCCTAACTCATTTAGAGTATTACCGGCTACATAGTTTGTGTAAGGATTCAAATATTGGTCAATGTTTGCTACCGAAGAAGTATTTGCATTCTGATTGGTCAAACCAGCAGCGGCGTTAATACTGCCAAATCCTGCGCTATTAGGGTTAGCAGTTGCCCGGATCATTCCTTCGCCTACGTTATAGTCGCCAGTACGTGGAGCAAATTGTTGCGCTTGAAGATTATTCGCCACACCGGTTGCCCGATCGACGTTATTCATGAATAGCGCTTTTATTTGCGGATCAAGAGCCGAATTAGAAGCTGAACTTGATGATCCAGTACTGCTCGAGTTGCTACCAAGAACTTGTGACATATTAAATCTCCATCAACATACAATTGTATGCCGGTTTAAAATTGTATTCGCGTAAGAAGGTTCTTTCCCATCCTTTACGACCCGCCGTTGTAACTCCCTGGCATCCAATGAATTTAGCAAACTCAAGGATTGAAGGAGCTATCTCTGCTACGCCTTCTAGGTTTCCGGCAACGATAGGTGCATGAAGCAACTTCTTGCGCGGGTAAACCATAATCTCTGTAATAATTACTGCCTTATCACTAGCCCATAACTGTAATGCATTGGTGGCTACCCCGTCCAAAATATCTTGAACGTTGTGCGTTCCTAGGCTATATTCTAATGCATCTTCCACCCATTTACGACATCTAATGAATTCAGATAGCCATTCTGGCTGAGTACCGTCTTCCTTCAAATATTTATCAAAATCAAGAATCATATAGCTGTAACTACTAAAACCCCTAAATTACTTACTGTTAGCTGCCATTTACTACCATTTGCAGAACGTAAAATCAAACGCTGAGGACTGACAATTTCTACATCAGCTTGGCGTTTAAAAGTCTGTTGATCCATTTGTTCAATAAAAGCATTCCTTTGAGCTTCAAAAGATTGAGTATATTGACCTGGAGGATTAGGTAATTTCATCGTTTACCCCCCGCAGCACCTTCAAATCGCACAATACCCACACGCCAGTCGGCGTCTACATTTCCGTCAACTTCCATCTCTACTTGACGGCCGGTAAAACGTATAGAAGTGTACGGTACAAGGTCATATGGTCCAAAAGAAGATTGAGTATTATTGGGTGTAAATCTAGTTTTAAAGGTAATTTTGGCTTGACCTTGAGTCTTTTCGTCAGGAATTAACATCTGAGCCTGGACGATATTATCACCATTACCAATTTCTACTGGGCCAGAACGAGCATACCGTCCACTAGTAATTGCTGTACCATCATTTGTCCAGTTAAACTCATGATCGTACAAATACCCGTCTGGCGACGTAGCTAATGGGTTAGCAAAAACCCCCGAGCCAGTCCATGCCGTACGAGCAAGAGTGCCAATATTCCAATGACCTTCGCGGTAGTTATATATGACATATCTGTTGTTTTCTGTACTATCAGCCGAAGGATAGAACCACCATACTTCACCAAAAGTAGTATTTACCCCGGCGTATATCTTAGCTCCCTGAAATTTATTTAGATCAGAGAATACATAGTCTTGGACATCGCAAGGTAAAGGCTTAACTAAACCATCATACTGGAAGAAGCCGTTGGTACCCATCCAATATGCTGTTGAATCCATTGCGGCAATTGCGTTGGGTCCAGCAGCCCCACAAAATGAGCCAATACGGTCAAAACTATATACATACGGAGTGCCAATATAGGTCATACTGTGAAGATCAGAGTCTGTCCAAATCAAAGTAGTTCCTCGAACTCGGCGGCCACACATGATACTTCCAGCGGTTTGAAGTTCAAAATCACCAGCTTGATTAGTCGCAGCCGCAGTCCAAGTTGTCATAGATTCTTGATCAGACCAAGCTACATTGCGAGGGTTGCCCCCGGCGCCTAAAGCTACTAAAAAACGCTCTGGTGTGACAACTACACCACGATTACTAGTCGGTGCATTAGTTACGGCAACTGCTTTATTAGCGCCGTTAAGATCCCAAGACAATAATCGGCCATCATGCGGAGCGCACATTACTGGCAATTGACCAAAGTTATCCATTGACCAAGTAGCTGCTTCTAAGATCAAAGTTGACGAAGGACGGACGGTGCCATAAGTACCGTAACTGTAAGAATAGATTCCATAACCTAAACCGTACACACTATCCACACGACCTGTTGTAAAGGAAGTAGGAGTAATATCAGTAAAAGATCCACCAGTCGAGACATAGAGCGTAGAGTTAGTACCAATTAAAGCGTAGCGTTGGTAGCTATTATCTTTCCAAGCGTACAACCCGCGGCATACCCCACTAAAGGAAGACGTGTTGTTCTTTTGCCACCCTCCAACAGGGCGCATCGTCCCTTCGTACCAACGTACTAAATTGGCTTCATACCAACGTCCTTGAGATTGATATTCAGTACCGTTACGGTACACGCCTGGAGGGATTTTAACGGGATAGAGGGCCATAGTTATGCTATTTTAAGGGCTAAATCCTTCAAACGGGAAACTCTTGCAGTCCAACCTTTACCAAATACTGGAAAAGTCTTTAAGGACTCCAGATAGGCTTGGCGTTTAGCAATATAGTCTAGGATGATGAGTTTTGGGTCGGCTTTAGCCATAGCGGCTAAAGTACCCGCTCCAATCGCTCCATCGGGCGTAACGCCTAAGCTTTCTTGCAGAAATTTGATAGCGCGCCCCGGACCGCTATTGACGGCAGAATCAAAAACGCACGCATCTATGCCAGACGGTAAAACGTCACATTGGCANAGNTTCCAATANCGTTTTCGGTAGATCTCTTCTACTTCATCATCGCTTATGATGCGAAGATCTGTGGGGGTTAAATGGGGATTACGCTTGTATTCTCTATAGACTGCAAGAGTAATGCCCTTCATTGTAGCGCCACCAGGATCGGCTGGATGGTCTGAAAAGCCGCCCTCTTCTACAAGAGTATGCTTTAATACTTCGGAAAAATTACGCATCATTTAGATACACCAATCTGTTCGTTAATCCACTTTTGCAAATCAACTAGCATCAGCGTGGTTTGAGCGCATTGTCCAGCAAGTTCATTGTAGGCGGAGATAACATTAGAGACGCTGGGGGTGTTGGAAATTCCTGGCACTGTACTGCCACTGGCGTTGTTCCACACGCTTGTAGACTTGTAATAATTACGCAAAGCAGCAAGCTTAGCTTCATGTTCATCTTGAATTCCTTTGGTAACTAATGCGTTTTGTTTCTTGATTGACTCGACATGAACCTCTTGCGCTTTTGCAATCGATTCCGTTTCCTTCTTGAAAGCCATAAAATCGTTATCGCGTAAATGCCACCCAGCATAAAAAACGCCGAGTAGAAGTAGACTAGCCACACCAATTTTGACATATAGTAAGTTCATATTGGTTTAGAAGTTACAAATCTCAATATAGCCACAATAACTCCGATAATGATGTAACTAATACCATACCAGTTTTCGGGTAAAACGCTTTGAATCGAGGAGAAATTATCCATTATCGCGCCTAGTACTACTAGCGCGGCAGAGAACCAAATCGTCTTGGAATGGCGTATTTTCTTTTTAATCATCTGTCAAACATATGCTTCATGAAAGTGTAGATTACGCCAACCGCAATACCTGCACCGGCTAACCATTTAACAAAGACGACTATGTAGGTAGCAGTATTCCATGCGGCGACTAAAGATTCAACGTCTTTAGAAAGTTTATCTACCTTTTCAGATAACAATTCTACATCTTTTCGTAGTAATGCATCGCTTACGGCTTCAAGTTGATTTGGTTGCATGGCCAAGATACTCATAGAAATTAGGGTTGTCTTTTAACAGAGCGATAATTCCCGTTGCAGTGCAATGGACTT